TGCGATTCCCAACGAATTCAAGCTCAATATTCCCCAGGCCGACAAGCTGACCGCCGACCTTTCCTTTGTCGCCATGGACAATGTGCAGCGCAACGGAACGACCGGGATCAAAGCGGGAACCCGTGTAACTGCTCCGATTGAGGACGCTTTTAACACGGCCTCCAATCTGTACCGGGTAAAATTGTCCATTGTGGACCCCACGACCCTGAACAAAACCGCATTGTTCGCCTACGTTTCCGAAGCTGATATTTCGATCAACAACAACGTGAGCCCGAACAAGGCTTTGGCAGTTCTGGGAGCTTTCGACGCAAGTGTGGGCAACTTTGAAGTCTCTGGAAGCGTCACCGCTTACTTTGCCGACGTTGCCGCCGTCGCAGCCGTTCGCAACAACTCCGATGTGGCCCTGAACCTGATCGGTGCACGGTCCAACAAGGGTTTTGTTTTCGACATGCCTTTGATCTCCCTCGGCGGCGGTCGCTTGAATGTTGAAAAAGATGCTCCGATCATGATCCCCCTGGAAGCGAATGCAGCGGAATGCCCCGCAGGTTACACCCTGCTGAGCACTTTCTTTTGCTATCTTCCCACCGCCGCAATGCCTGGCTAATTGCGGAACCCGAGCGGGGGAAACTCCCCCGCTTTTTTCATCCACCGATAGGAAAAACAATGTCCCTTTTCAAGCAGTTTGCAACCAACAAAGACGCAGAGCAAGACGGTATCTGGGTAGAATACGGCCCGAACGATGATGGTACGATCCCAGGCTTCAAAATTGCCCGTGCAGGCAAGAGCAACAAGAAATGGGCAAAGGCCGTTGAACGTGCCACCAAGCCGCACCGCCGGGCCATTCAGCTTGAAACCATGGATAATGCTTTGTCCGAAAAGATCATGCTGGGCGTTTTTGTGGAATCCATCCTGATCGATTGGAGAAACGTGCAGGGCAAGGACGGCAAGCTATTGCAGTTGACCAAAGAAAGCGCGACGGCTCTCTTTGAAGCCCTGCCCGAACTGTATGACGATCTGAACGACAAGGCCAGCAAAGCGGCGATTTTCCGTGACGAGGCTTTGGAGAACGAAGCAAAAAACTAATTGAAGTTCTGCTCTATATGCTCGACATGGGTAGTATAGAGCAGAACATTGTAAAACAGGCGCAGCGGGCCGGGGCTCCGATCCCCGAACGAATAGCAAACGCGCCTGAATTGCAACAAGGTTTAGAGCTTTACCTGAATGCCTTTTTTGAACTCGATTCTGAAAGGCAGGTGGGTTTTTCGATTCTCCCTATCCCCTGGCGTTCGATTGTCAACTATGCTCAGGTTTACGGCCTTGACAATGAGCAACAAGAAGATTTGATTTTCCTTGTGCGCAAGATGGACAATGCCCACATTGAGCGCATACGAAAAAAGAACCCTGGGAATTGAGAATGGCTAAAACCCTGTTGGACCTCGCCGAAAGGCTCGAAAAAAAGTCGAAAAGCCTTGCAAAAGCCGCTAGTAATCTGGCGGCTTTTGTCGCTTTGTCCTTGACTGAAGAATTGGCCGATGTGACCCCCGTCGATACCTCAAAAGCTATTTCGAACTGGCAAATTGGCCTCGGCTCCCCCGTCGCCGCTGAACGCGAAGCCCACTATTTCGGGCAAAAGGGTTCTACTGAATTGATTAGCGAGGACGCGACCGTAATTGCTGCAAAAATCGCATTGAAAGGCAAACGTCCGGGCCAAAAGATATATTTGAGCAATACCGCGAAGTATATCAAAGACCTTGACCAAGGATCGTCAATGCAAGAGCCTGCGGGCTTTGTGCACAGGGCTTGCGAGAATGCACGGGATTTAGCCAAACTCACAAAATTGGAGGCGTAAAAATGGCCGATGAAAGAATTGATATTGAAATTGTAGATAAGATTTCGAGCAGCGTAAAAACCAAGCTGAATGAAATTGCCACCGCTGCACGGGGGGCCGATAGCGCAGTTGAAAAGCTGAAAAATGCACTTGCGCAAATTAACACAAGCCCCCTCGCTAAATTGCTTGCAGCCGAGGCTAAGTTATCCGGGGCAAGTGCGAAACTTGCCGACGCGAACAACCGGGCGACACTTTCCCAGCAGCGTTTGGCGACCGAAGTACAACGCACGGCCGCCGCCGAAAGCAGGGCCGAATCCGCGGCTTTACGCCTTGCGCAAGCCCAGAAAAAGGCAAGCGAAAGCGCGAGTAAGTCGGCTTTCAGCTTTTCCGGGATGAAGGGGCAAATCTTGGGCGTTGTGGCGGCTCTGGGCTCATTGTGGGCAGCGTTCAAACTTGCCGACGATTTCGCCAACTTGGAAAACCGTTTGCGCTCCACGGGGCTCGAAGGGGACGGACTGAATCTTGTCATGCAGAAGCTGGAAGATTCGGCGAACAATACCCGTTCGAGCCTGACCGGGACCGTTGAACTCTATTCTCGCTTGGCGGTTTCCAGCAAGGAATTAGGTGTTTCCCAAAACGATTTGATAGGGTTCACGACCTCTTTGAACCAAGCTATCCTTTTGTCTGGGGCGAATGCGAACGAAGCCCAGGCGGGCCTGATTCAGCTTTCACAGGGTATGGCAAGTGGCACGCTGCGGGGCGATGAATTGCGCAGCGTCTTGGAGCAATTGCCTGCCGTTGCCGATGTGATTGCGAAGTCTTTGGGAGTCACCCGGGGCGAACTTCGCCAGCTTGGAACGGATGGTAAAATCACCGCGCAAACGATCCTGAAAGCATTCAAGGAAGCGGGTCCGGAACTCGGCGAACGCTTTGCGGGTCAGGTTACCACAGGTTCACAGGCTTTGGGCGTGTTGCACAACAAGGCCATGGAAATTGCAGGCGAAGAGGGTAAAGGCTCTTTGAACCAGGTTGCAAAAGCAATTATGGATGTTGGCGCGGCTTTGGAAGAGGCCCGCCCAATAATCGGCGTTTTCCTGAAAGGCATTGAGAGTACCGTCAAGATTTTGCGGGTAATAATGCTGGGGGCTCAAGCCTTTTTCAGCGGGGTTATTCCAGTCCTGTTTGCCGAGGCCGGCCGGCAAGTTGCTTTCTTTTCTTCCCAACTTTTGGATGTGTTCTACAACATTGCGAAAGTCGGCAGCGTTGTTTTGCCTGATTCCTGGGGAAAGGGCCTAACTGAAATGATCGACGGTTTGCGCAATGCCACCGGGGACGCTACGAAATATTTTAATGAAATGCAGGTGAACGCAGTCGGGCGACTGGACAAGATTTCCGAAACCATGGCAGATATTTACCGCCCCGATATTGCGCAGGCTGGAAGCGTCCCCGATCTGGACAAGAAAGGTGCAGCTTTGCCCACAAAAGCGCAGGGCTTTGAAAATGTGGCGAACGCTTTCAAGGTGACCTATGAAAAGTGGAAAGCCGACGATATTGCCGACGCATTTTCCCAGATAAACGATGAACTCGACCGCATGGAAGCGACCTTGGGTAAATCCGATATCGATGTGAAAATGCTGGACTTTGCAAAGGCCATGGAAAAGACCAAAGGCAGCGCATTGGATTTGGCGATCATGCGCGAACGCTTGGAGCTTTACCAGGAGCAGGCCGACGCACTAGCCCGCCAGCGGGATATTCTGAACTCGATCCAGGGCCCGAATTTCTCGCAACAAATGGGAGACCTTAACGCATTGAGCGCGGCTGGTGGTATTTCCACGACCGGGCGGCAAGATTATCTGATAGGGCAGAATGCAAACCTGTTTGAAGGTACGCAAGAAGCTCTCGACGCGAATGTACGGGCCTACGCTGACATGTACGCGAGAATCGGAATCTTGCGCCAGAATAACGATATTTCAGAAGCGACCGCTTCCCAAATGCGTACTAAAGTGTGGGTACTGGAAAACGAAACCCGCTTCCAGAACACGTCGACGATTCTGGGCAACCTTGCAACATTGCAGCAGTCCACTAATCGCACCATGGGGCGTGTAGGTAAAGCCTTTGCAGTTTCCCAGGCAACGATAGACGGGATTTTGGCGGTGCAAAAGGCCCTTGCGAGCGCGCCACCCCCAGGGAACTACGCATTGGCCGCTTCGGTTGGTGTGGCCGCCGGGATCAACGTGGCAAAGATTCAGGGCTTGCCCGGCTTCGAGGTTGGTGGATATACAGGTAACGTGGCGAAAAACCAGATTGCCGGCGTGGTTCATGGTAACGAATATGTGATGGACTCGGCAAGTGTGAACCGCTTGGGCGTTGGCAATCTGGACGCACTTAGAAGCGGTGCTGCAACTGTGCAACAAAACTACACGACCAACACGACAACCGCGCCCACAGGGGCGGGAAACGGGCAAAGCGCAGGCAATGCGCCGGGCCAGCAGTCCAATATCAAAATTATCAATGTGCTTGACATGAATGAGGTTGCTAACTACCTTAGTAGCCCAGACGGTGAGACGTTGATACTTAACACAATCCGCAACAATTCCGACACTATAAAAAGTGTCGCCTCAATGTAGGTGCCTCATGCAATACGTTTTTTCGCTTCAAGCATCCAAGACTATTGAAAGTTTGGAGTGGAAAACCGATATTGCGGAAAGCGAGGACGGGCGGGAACAAGCCGCGAAAGTTCGCGATGTCCCCCGCCAGTCCTTTGCGGTCACCGCATTTTGCGACAATTCGAATTACCAAGAAACTTTCAATCTGCTTTATTCGGGCATGGCTTCACAATGGGGCGTTCCTACCTGGCAGGAAGCCCAGGTAGTGTCGATCAATCCTTTGGACACTGACACAGTCTATTGCGAAACCGCGAACCGGGATTTTAGGGTAGGTCATTATTGCATAGTGTGGGCAACCCCGAAAGATTACGAACTTCGGGAAATTGCAGCCGTGTATGCTGACCGGGTGACGCTCACAAGCCCCGTACAGGCCCGAACGAATGTGATCCTAATGCCTGTTCGCGTTTGCCGTATTTCCGGGCAACCTTCCCGCCAGTTCAACGGATTTGACCAGTTCATTATCGTAAATTTTGACGTGGAAGACGCGAATGCACTAGCCCCTGCCGCCCCCGACCAGTTTCTCGGCTATGATCTGAACTTTCCCGAAACCGAAGGACTGAAAGACGGGGACCGGGCAGAAAGTGCATTTGAAAACCGGGACGATTCCCTAGATTTTGGCTTGGGGCAGGTTTCGCATTACAACCCCTGGCGGCATTCGCGGGTAGCATATCCGTACAACGTAATTCTCGAAGGGCCTAGCGAAAAGCAAAGTTTCCGCGAATGGTTGCACCGGCGTAGCGGCAAGTATTCCAAATTTTGGATGCCGACTTGGGAAAATGATTTGAGAGTAGCGAACGTTTCCGGGACGCAGTTTAATGTGTTTGATGACGGAATTTCTGAAACTGAAAGCATTCGCCAAACCATTGCCATTCAAACTGAAACCGGATGGCACGCCCGCAAGGTGGCATTTGCTCAAACCCCCGTCAATGGAATTTTGAATGGTGTAATTTCCGAAGCGTTCACCGGCACGATCCAGCGGGTTTGCTGGTTGGGCTTGCGTCGCCTGGAATCCGACCGGGTGGAAATTGCCCACAATACCGGGGGCCTTGCTAGAGTTTCGCTGAACCTGCTTGAAGTGGAGCCTAACGGGGACGGTGAAGGTAATTTGCTTGCCGAATTGGGGCAAGATATTACAACCGAGCTAGGCGCACCGATAGCCCTTGAAAGCGCAAGCGAAGTTTCCCAACTTCTGAACGGTAGCAAGAAGATTTCGGAGTTCGTGGAGGGAAGCCCTGCTGCTTTGGCGGCTGCTGGCGAATACATGGTGACCGCGAAAACCGATGCCTCAAATCACAAAGTTCTTTTGTCCGAAGTAGCCGAATGGATAAAATCGCAAGTGAACACCGATGTGGAGTGGATCGACTTTATACCGCAAACTACCGAACCCGACCCCGAGGAAGGGCGCGTATTCTACAAAGACGATAGGCTTTATTTTGGCAACGGCGAGCAGAATGTACCTGTAATCGGCGGCACCCGGAACGCGGGAATAACCTGTTTCCCAGGCCCTACATTTACCGATAACGGTGGGGGATCGGTAACGGTCAACGAATGCACGGCCTCGCTTTATGACAATCCGAATTTCATGGGTGATACCCACGAATACACGATACCCGCAAAGACTTTTCAACTTGTGGATGGTGCAGACTCCATGCTGGTCGCAGCATATAACGGCGGTACGCCTGAATACAGGATCGTGGATGCCTGGAATTTCACCGCTTACGGAATGAGCGATATCACGACCGTTTACCGGTTCTGGTATATGTTCGGCACCGTGCACAGTGCATCCCTTGACTCTATCGGCTTGGGGCTGACCGAAAAGCAGGCCCTGCGCT